TAATTAAGTGAATGCCTTATTGATTTGAGCAGATGTTCTACACTTTAGAACACCTGCTTTTTTCATACCCAAATTTTGCCGTGGCGGGCGTAAAAACGCTGACCGAAGGAGAGGCGACCTCCGTGATCAAAGCGTATCGGAGAAAGGAAACCCTATGAAACGCGAATTTTTGCAGAATCTCAAGGTGGGCGAGGAAGCTCTTCCCAAAGAGGTCATCGATGCCATCATGGCAGAGAACGGCAGGGACATTACTGCAGCCAAGGAAGCCGCGGTAAAGCCTTATGCCGACTATGATGCTATCAAGGAAGAGAGAGACAACCTGAAAGCTAAGCAGGGCGATTCCACAGTGGACGGCAAGACTGCCCAGCAGTGGAAGGAAGCCCATGACCAGGCTGTTGCCGACCACAAAAAGGAGCTGGAGGGCGTCAACTTCCAGCATGTTCTGGAAGCGGCTATCACCGGTGCCAAGGGCAAGAATGCCAAGGCGATCACTGCTCTGCTGGATGTGGAAGCTCTGAGAGGAAGCGAAGACCAGTCCAAAGCCATCAATGCCGCTCTGGAGGCCCTGAAAAAGGATAGCGGCTACCTCTTCGATGGAGAGGGAACCCCTCCCCCGTATGCCCGGGGTACGGGCACAGGCAATCCGCCTCCCGCAGCGACCGACTCCCTTGCCGGCGCACTTCGGGAGAGATTTGGAAAATAATTTAATTCGAAAGGAAAATGAAAAACTATGGCTATTACACTCGCAGAAGCAAAAGTCGGTATGGCCGACAAGGTCGATCAGCAGATCGTCGATATGTTCCGCCGCAGCTCCCTGCTGCTGGATCAGATGGTTTTTGACAATACCATCAGCCCCGGCACCGGTGGCAGCACCCTGACCTATGGTTACATTCAGCTGAAGACACCCTCCACTGCGGCGGTGCGTACCGTCAACACTGAGTATGCTCCCGGCGAAGCAAAGCGGGAGAAGAAGACCACCAACGCTATCATTATGGGCGGCGCATTCCAGGTGGACCGTGTCCTGCAGAACACTGCCGGTGCGGCGGATGAGCTGGCGTTCCAGGCAGAGCAGAAGATCAAGGCTACCGCCAACTTCTTCCACAACATGGTGATTAATGGCGATACCAGCAAGAACGGCTTTGACGGTCTGGCAAAGCTGCTGAAGGGCACTGAAAATGAGATCACTTCTCAGGTTGCACTGACCTCTGCGGCAGATCTGAACGCTAACTACAATGCGTTTCTGGATGAGATCGATGCGTTCCTGAGCTGCATGGATGGTACACCTTCTATGCTGCTGATGAACCGCGGTATGCTGGTGAAGCTCCGCTCCATCGCTCGTCGCGCCGGTTATTACGAGCGCAGCAAAGATGACTTTGGCAGAGTCGTGGAGACCTACAACGGCATTCCGATGGTGGACGCAGGCCAGTTCTACGACGGCAGCAAAACCGTTGATGTTATCGCTGACACTGCTGCCACTGCTGCCGCCGAAGGTACCACTGCTATCTATGCTGTGTGCCTGGGTCTGGATGGCTTCCACGGTATCAGCCCCACCGGTACCGGCGTTATCAGCTCCTATATGCCCGATCTGAACGCACCCGGTGCAGTCAAGACCGGTGAAGTGGAACTGGTGGCGGGCACTGCCCTGAAGAACACCCGTAAGGCTGCTGTGCTGAAGGGCATCAAGATTGCCCCTAAGACTGCAGCAGAATAATCTCCACAGGGAAGGAGCGGCCTTATGGTTGAGTATTTCTTCTACAAAGAATCTTACAAGGGCAGCTCTGTTTCGCTGGATGCTTGGCCTGCGCTGGAAAGAAATGCCCGGGCAAAGCTGAATCAGTACAAGCGCAAATACAAAGTCATAGCCCCGGACGAAAACTCCGAGGCTATGGCTGTGTGCGCTATGGCTGAAGCCCTGGACTATTTTGCGGCGTCGCAGAACGGCGCAGGAACGGTGCAATCAGCTTCCATCGGGTCTGTGTCCGTCAGCTACGGCAACGCGGCAAGCGGCGTAGACCTGAGCCCTAAGGGGCAGGAAAAAGAGCTGTACAACTGCGCCTGTCTGTATCTGGAGATCTATCGGGGGGTGTGCTGATGCTTGCGCGCAGAAACACCTGCCCGGTAGATTATCGGCTATGCGATCAGACTGTGACCGTGTATCACAAGGACGGCGAACAGTATACCAAAAAGGTATATACCAATGCCTATCTGGATGAACGCAAGAACCTGACCGTGGACAAGACTGGGAGTAGGGAATCAAATTCTTTCCTTCTGATCGTCCCAGGATCTGTGCAGGCGGTTTTTGTGGGGGACAAGGTGCTGCGGGGTGTTGGTCCGGTAATTGCCGACAGCAAAGCCTGGGCAGCGTTCATCCCATCTAAAGTCCAAGGTTTGGTTGTGGTCGATTATGTGGACTGCAAGTACTGGCAAGGACAGATCGTGCATACGGAGGCTGGAGGATGAGAAGCAAGACAGAGCTTTATCGCTTACCTGACGGCACGATCGCTTATCTGGAAATGAACAGTGTAGGGCAGATTCTGAAGGATAAGGGGTTGGACGCCAACGGAGATGCCCAAAGGTTTCATACCGCCAATGTGTTGAAACGCATAAAGCGGTATATGCCATTTGTGTCGGGTATGACCTATAAAATCACTGTGGCGCAGACGGATATTTCCCGCCCGTACATAATCACTGACACACCGTATGCTAAGTATCTATTCTATGGCAAGGTGATGATCGATCCGCAAATCAATGCGGCTGGATTTATGACTTCGGAGGGCTGGCGATCCCGAAAGGGTAGCGTAAAGGTTCTGACAGATCGAGATCTGCAGTACAACCGGAACAAAAACCCTCATGCGGGCCCCCGATGGGATAGGGCACTATCAGCGGCGGAGGGCAAGGCAATGGCTGCCGATCTCCAACGTTATTTGAACAGGAGGTAAAACGTGACAGCACTTGACAGAATCCGCAAGTGGTTATCCGCATTCCCCGGCAACAATCGATTGCAATCTTTGCAAGTGGATTACTATTCCTCACAGCCGGATAACGGCAGCATAGCACCTTCCGGCTTGGTCGAGATTTCCCGGAAAGAAGATATTCTCGGAAACATAGTTGTGGAGAATCAGTACAACTTTGGACTGTACTACACGTTCCAAAAGGCTGCCGATGATGACGAAGGCTCCACGGAAAATGCGGACTGGCTCATGGCATTGCAGGAGTGGGCGCAGGAGCAAAGCATACTGCGATTGGCGCCTATATTCGGCGACGAGCCGGATACTGAGCAGATCAAAGCGCAGAATGGCTCCATTTATGGAGTGAACGAGGAAGGCGTAGCCATTTATATGGTGCAGCTTTCCGTAAACTTTTCTAAAAAATATGAGGTGAATTAACATGGCAAAAGACTTTAATGTGGGTGCAGGCGTCAAAGCAGCCAGAAAGCTTCTGATGACCTTTGTGAATGTTGCTGATGCAGAAGTTCCTGAATGGGAGCTGGTTGGCAGCGGCGTGGAAGAAAGTGCCATCGAGCTGAACCCCAATACTGAAACAGTAACGGATATCCTGGGCATTACTTCCACTTCCGTTACGAAATGGGAGCCGAATCAGAGCCTCGATCCTAATACGGTGAAGGGTGGCTCTAAGCTTAACTTTAAACTGCACAGTATTTGGCAGAATAAGACCCCGGAGCTTCTGTCCAAGTTTGATGTGCTGATCGTGTATGCCTATGTAGGTGAAGGTACAACCTTTGATGCAGAGGTACAGAAAAATTGCACGATCAATATTACGTCCATTGGCGGTAGTGCTTATGTGGATATGCCCATCGAAATCATGTATTCCAATGATTCCGAGAAGGGCACGGTAAGCATCGCTAATGGCGTGCCTACTTTTACTGCAGGGACTGCTGCACAGTAAAACACCCAAGAACGCCCTCCCGCTGACTGAGTTAGCGGGAGGGTTTTGAGAATTTGGAGGATAACTATGAAACTTAACACCGGTAAAGTAGAGTTCCCCATCGAATTTGACAACGGGGATAAGCAAAGCATTTATTTCAATCCGAACGACCCCAATTTGATGGTTCGGCTGAAGGATTTTCAGAAGAAACTGGAATCGAGAGCGGCAGAATTGCAAGACGTGGATCTTGGGTTGGACGGAATGGTTCAGCAAGGCGAAAGCACTGAGGTTATCGAAGCCTTTAGAAAATTTCAGTGCGCCATATATGAAGAAATTGATACGGCATTTGGAGGCAACATTTCGGAGGTTGTATTTAAGCACTGCTCGCCGTTTGCAATTGTGAACGGAAATTATTTTATCGTTCAATTTGTGGAGGCTATTCAGCCGGAGATCGAGAAGCACATCAAGAAGGCGAATGCTTCTGTGGCGGCAAAAATGAGCAAGCATACAGCTAAGTATTCCAAATGACTTGGGACCTGCCGGTGTCCGTTGAAATAGACGGAAAAAGATATGCGATTCGCAACCAATGCGACTACAGGATGATCCTTGATGTGATTGCAGCCCTTAACGACGAAGACCTCGAAATAGAAAACAGAATCCAGTGTGCTCTGATTATATTCTATGAGGATATGACCGGGATGGAAAATGTCGAAGCAGCAATAAAAGAAATGTTCAAGATCATTAACTACGGCGAAGAAGAACGGGCAGACCAAGCAAGACCTAAGCTGATGGATTGGGAGCAGGACTTTAGGCATATCGCTCCGCCGGTCAGCCGCATATTAGGATATGATATTCGGACGCCTGACAAGTACACGCATTGGTGGAGCTTTTTAGGTGGCTATATGGAGATCGGCGAATGTAGTTTCGCAACGGTTGTCTCCATCCGCCAGAAACTGCGAAAAGGGAAAAAGCTTGAGAAGTGGGAGCAAGAGTTTTTGTCCGAAAACCGAGACACGGTTATACTCCCCACAAAATATACCAAAGAGGAAAAGGATCTCCTTGCACTCTTTGAATAGGAGGAGGTGCTAGCATGGGAGCAACTGTTGGTGACGGTGCAATCGTCCTTACGACAAGAATTGATACGTCCGAATTGAAAAAGGGGACGATGACTGTCACAACTGAGGTAACCCGCTTGTCTGATAAATATAAGAAAGCGGGGAACGAAGCTGCTGAGCTTGGTAAAAAAGCAAAGGGCGGCTGTGGCAAAGCCAAAGATGCGGTTTCGGCGGTAAGCAGTGCGCTAAAAAAACTTGCTGTTCAGCTGGGTATTACCTTCAGCATTAGTGCTTTTGCGAAATGGAGCAATGCTGCCGGCCAGATGGCGACGCAGACAGAGGCTAGCACGCAGCGTTTAATTGATATTTACGGCGAAGCAAGCCAAGCGGTCGGAAAATTCATTGACACAAGTGCAAATGCGCTGGGTATGTCAAAGGCTTCAGCAGCGTCCTTCGCTGCGGTTTATGGCAATCTGTTTAGCACATGGGCAGACCAGCAGACCAATGCTGCCCTAACAACCCAATACTTAAAAGCGACGGCTGTTGTTGCAAGCAAAACCGGTAGAACAATGGAAGATGTGCAGGAGCGCATTCGGTCTGGTTTGTTAGGCAACACAGAGGCGGTCGAAGATCTGGGCATTTTTGTTAACGTGAAAACGATCGAAATGACAGAGGCTTTCAAAAAAATGGCTAACGGGAAAAGCTGGGAGCAGCTGGATGCCTACGCACAGTCGCAAATAAGAACGATGGCGATCCTGGAACAAGCTACCTCTAAATACGGTGACGAGGTTGCAAACACTTCTTCGTTGACAAGAGCAAGATTTAAGGCGGCTTATGAGGATTTCCAAAACACCTGGGGACAGGTTGTAAACACGGTGCTCATGCCTGTTATGGAGTGGGCAACAAAGGCGCTGACATACCTGAATGGTGTTCTGCATGGTCTGTTTGGGATCGCTACTGAAACCGTTAAGCAATCTGACAATATTAGCGGCTCGGTCCAAAACCAGAAAGATCTAACCGACGCAGTCAAAGAAACCGCAAAAGAACAGAAAAAGGCTACTGCCGGATTTGATGAATTAAATATCCTCAATTCCGGAGACACAGAGAATGCGGAAAGTGCTAGCGGTAGTGGAGGGATAGGAACAGCATCCCTTGAAGGAATAACGACCCCCAGCTTTGAAGTAGATACAACATCTTTTCAAAACGGAATAGAAAAAGGAAAAGAACTAAAAGAAGTGTTCGAGCCTTTAATTACAGTGTTTAGCGATCTGAAGACTGCAATAGGGCTTGTCGTTGCGGCGTTTGGGGCTTTTGTACTTGTAAAATGGCTACTTAATTGGTTGACCAGTATCGGAAAAGCAGGGGCATCTACCACATCCATATTCGCCGGCTTCTTTGATAAACTTGGTAAGGCGGCGGAGATAATCGCAATTCTTGGCGGAATGGCGCTTGTCATTGACAGCCTCTCCGGCTTAATAACTGCATTTTCTGAAAGCGGATTAAGCCTGGGCGATGTAGCAGGCCTTTTAGCGGTAACGCTAGGCACTGTCGCTGCGGCATTTTCTGTACTAATGGCAGTGTTAAACAAAATGAAGCCGAATTGGCAAACCATTGCATTGGCAGTGATAGTATTTGGCGGACTCGCCTTAGTTTTGAATCAAATAACGAAGCTGATCAAGGTGTTCTCAAAAAGCGGGCGCAGTTTCGGGGAGATTCTAGGAAGTCTTGCAGGAGTGCTCGGTGTGGTGGTCGGTGTGATGTTTTCTCTTGTAGGTGCTGCTACGCTCTTGGGAACAAATCCTATGGCATTACTCGCAGTTATTGTTGTTGTGGCAGCACTCGCACTCGTGCTAGGTACTCTAGCTTTGACGCTACCACCGATTTTAGATGCCTTCGGGGAGTTTATTGCAGAGACAACGCCGGCGCTTGTCCGCGCTATGACTGATATTGGACAAGCAATTGAAAAAATCATATATGCTCTGGGGACAACACTGCCGTCTATCATTAGAGAAATCGGTAATTTGTTCAATACGATATTTACCGGGATCTGCAAGGTGCTGGATAAGACTTGCAACAGCATGGTATCGGTGCTGGTGGATGGATTCGGTGGAGCTTTTGAAAAAGTCCTAGATGCAATCATCTCGTTTGTCACTGAGGCCGGTCCGGCTGTGAATACTTTTGTGGACAATATTATCGAAGCAGTAACAAAGCTTATTAACTTCATCATTTCCGGAATCGAATATATGGTAAACAGATTGGTGATAGACGGAATTAACGGAATCATAAACGGAATCAACAGTGTCGGAGAGTATGTTGGTTTCACGATTCCAGCTGTCCCCAATTTCGAAATACCCAGATTTATTCCGAAACTAGCAGAAGGTGCTGTCCTGCCTGCGAACAAGCCTTTCCTTGCGATGGTCGGCGATCAGAAACACGGTACTAATATCGAGGCGCCTCTAGCCACGATTCAAGAGGCTGTGGCATTGGTTATGGATGATCAAACCGCCGCAATCTTGGCAGGATTTGAAGCTTCTGTAGGGATTCAGAGAGAAATACTGGAGGCTGTGCTGGGCATCCAGATCGGCGATGATGTGATTGGTAAGGCAGCGGCTCGGTATAACCGAAAGATGGCGACAGCCAGAGGAGGTCTGTGATGCGAAAATTTTATTTTGATTTCCAAATTGACGGCAAGCCAATTCTTGTACCTGATGAGGGTGTAGAAATCAGCCTTGCTGATCTGGATGCCGAAGATTCTGGCAGAGACGAAAGCGGTTTTATGCATCGCGTAGTTCTCAGAAAAGGGGTTAAGACCTTTGGGCTGACGTACAAGTCATTAAGCCGTGAGGAGTACCTGTATATGTGTTCCCTGATCATGTCGGATAGCGGGTCGTTTCAAGTTAAGTACTTAGATCTATCCGGTCAGATGGTCAGCGCAACTGCGTATTGTTCAAAGCACAGTATTTCTCTCTACAATGCCAGGACGGGCCTTTATAAGAGCCTGAAGTTCAACATCATCGAGTGCTAGGAGGTAAACTGTGGCAAAAAGTATCATTGAGTTAAAACACGGAGATGAGACTGTTTTGATCTCCTCTGGCGAGGACGAAGTAAATGCGATCAAAAGCATTACTTTAACAGATAGCGTAAACAGCGATGAAGAGCTTACGCTGGGTTCGTCTTGCGCCAGTATTTTGGAAGCGGATATTTTCACGCCCCATGGAGGTCTTGATGTGACAGCCGGTGACCAGGTGACACTTTTCAAAGAGACTGATGGTGGGGGGCGGGTAAAAATTGGCGTCTTCGTACTGGAAAAGCCTACCCGACCTTCTGCTAACACCATCAAGATTACCGGATATGACCGTATCACTGCGCTGGATCAGGATCTAACTGCTTGGCTCAGCGGGCTTGCCGGGTGGCCATACACACTGTTAGAATTTGCACAGATGGTTTGCTCTGCCTGTGGGTTGGAGCTGGTTACTGCGGAGATCCCTAACGGGGATCTCCCGGTACCCCAATTCCAGTACAGCGATGTGACCGGACGGCAGCTGATGCAGTGGGTTGGACAAATCTGTTGCCGCTTCTGCCGGGCAGACGCGAACGGCAATATTGAGTTAGCGTGGTATGAACCCAGCGGAAAGCATATCACACCTTCAGGAGAGCTGCGGTACTTCGCCAAAGGTCTGACCTATGAGACCTATGAAGTGGCGCCCATTGAAACTGTGCAGCTCAAACTGGCAGACAGCGAGGACGGAGCCCTGTGGCCCGGAACGGATGAAGGCGTAAATGCTTACGTTATTTCTGGCAATCCAATTCTGCTTGCGGACCTATCCCCGGAAGTAGAAGCTAATCTGAAAGTGATCGAGAACGAGCTTGCCGGTGTTACATATACACCATGCAAAATCTCGATACCGTCCAATATGGATATCCGCGCCGGCAGCATTGTGGATATTACAGACAATAACGGCAAGACCATTACTGCCTACGTTATGACTAAGACCAGCTCTGGGCGAAAGGATACTCTGGAATGCACCGGAAGCCACCGAAGGGATAGTGTTTCTGCAGTAAATAGCAGAAAGCAAACAGAGGCGTTGAACGCGTTACAGCTTTCTGTGAAAAGCTTGGACGGCAAAAAGGTGGTTTCCCTTATAAACATGTCTGAGGAAAGCGTGAAGATTCAGGCAAGCCACATTAAGCTGGAAGGCGTAGTCACAGCCAACAACTACTTCAAGGTTTTGACAGATGGCACGATTGAAGCTAAGGGCGGAAAGATCGCCGGCTGGAATATGGACGTCAATTCTCTGTTCTCCGGCAATTCGTTCAGTACGGCGGAATGCTTTTTGTGTACCGGCTCTTCCGACCTGAACAAAATGAGCATTGGCGGCAGTCCGGTTCAGTCCGGCTGGGTGCTGAAAGCCGGAGACAGTTTCGGTGTAACAAAGGAAGGCACTTTATATGCAGACGATGTGCATTTGACTGGCACAATCAACGCAACAGAAGGAAAATTTGGCGATTGGGAAATCAGAGACGGTGCTCTGTATGGAAACAACGGGGTGGATGGAATCATGATTGATCCTGTAGGCATTGTAGGCTATTACCGTGATGCCGAAGGTGACAGGGTGCATGCGATTGTTTCGTGGGAAGAAATTTTGACCGCAGCCAAGCGATGGAATGAGAAGCAGGGAGAAGGAGGGTAAATATGACGATAATAAGCAAACTGAACTTAGACCTTGCACTGCGTGGCGTGACAAGTATTGTTAACGCGGTACAGGGCGACGCAAATACCAGAGCTGTGGCG